GGTCTCCATTAGGCCACCTTCATATCCCTAGAGTTGATTCTATTCTTCAACATATCCACCGTGCTGGATTTCTTCTGCTCATCCACAACGTGACGCGAAATCTTTTCGGCCAGCTTAGTTGCATCAGCCGAGTCGCTCTTGGGTGCAGGTCCGGCGAAGTTGACAGAGGTGTGGTTGTTCACGGTGACTCCACCGGAGGTGCCTCTGTTCTCCGGCGAGGAATTACGAAGACGACGATTAGCTTCTTCCATGCCTCCATCCACAATGCCGCCAGAGTGAAACTTAGACATATTGCGGAAGTGGCGATTATCCCAGGGAGGCAGGACTTCCTCGCCAGATTTCAGCATGACATTCCGCATATGGCGGGAGTCAAACATCTTGATGATCTCGGAGCCAGCCGGGACCGAAGCGAGACGCTCCCAGGAACGCTTGCGAGAAGTGGAAAGCCCATCACCGTCCACAAGACCGCCCGTGTGATATTTACGAGGCATGTCGTGGAGATCTTCGATTACGCCGCCTGTGTGACCGAATCCAAAGAACTTGCCAACAGCGCTAATGGCGGTCGTGAAGAAATTGCCACCACCTCCAGCAGAGGCTCCACCGGATTTTCCACCGCCTCCAATGAGATTCTTGATGGTCGACCAGAAACCTCCACCACTACTACTACTTCCACTTGATGGATTAAGGAGATCGTTCATGGCCTCCTTCAACTGGCGAATGAGAGGCTCGATTACGAGGAGTTTGAAGAATTCCTGGATAATCGTCAGGATGAGTGACCGGATATCTAACTTTCCTGTGGTAGCCATCTGGTAGATGGACTCGCCAATTTTATCCATAGAATCGGATACGGTCTTTCCGAACTTTGTGGACTCAAGCTGCGCGATCTTCAACTCAGAGCGCATCATCCGCAGAGTGGTGACGTTTCTTTCAAAAGCCGCTACCTTGCTGGAATCTCCACCACGGATCTGTTCTCCAAGCTGCGACTGAGTTCTCTCCATGTCGGAGATATCATCAGTGATCTTGCTGGCCCTACCGTGATTCGTTCCGGCGTAGGTGTCGGACATGCTATCGGAATGATCCCTGATTTTCCGATTGGCAGCAGCGACGGCGTTCCCAAGAGCTTCTGCGCGCTCGATTTGACGATCCGTTCCATCGCCGAGGGCGATAAAGATCTTCTTGCGAGCCTCATACAGCTCGTTGAGAGCTTCTTCCACCGGAGTAAGATCTCGAGTCCCTTTGACGATATCGGAGATCTTTTTATCGACCGTTTCGTAGGTTTCCGCCCACTCCTTAGCTCGATCGTTCTCGTAAGCCTGCTGGAGATCTTTGGAATACTTATTTGCCATTTCAGCGCGGAGCTTATCGGCACCACCAGCCTCCTTGACCATAGCAGGATATCTACGAATCTTGTCTTCCAACTGAAGCTGTGCGCGACCATACTCCATCGTGACGCGAGTAGCTTCTTTGGTGTAAGAAGTGATCTCTGAGAGGTCATCCTTGGACATTCCCCCACCGCTCCGGCCGCCCTTCTTGGGGTTTGTGAGTTCACTTATCCTCTTATCTACTTCGCTGGCATAGGAAGATTCATTTTCCCTGTTTCTAATCTCATTTTCTGCAACCTTTCGCTCAATAAACTTATTGACAGATCCGCTGACATTGCCGAACCCAAGTCTTCCAGAGACAGAGTCCGCAGTGGACCCCAACAACCCGTTGATCCTTCCAGCTATGGAGTATGAAGCTGCCTCCTTTACTTTATCTTCTTGCTCATATTGAAGTTTGTCTGCCGCAACCTCTCTCTTGACCGCCAAGAGATCCTGCACTGTAGCCTTCTTGTTATCCAAGACGGCCTTATACTTCGCGGCTGATCCAGCAAGAAAGTTAGAATCTGTAAGTAGATTCCTAACCGCGTTAGCAGCAGTATTTGTGGAATCGGCGAAGGTCATCATTGCCCTAGCCGACTCCTGAAGTTCAGGGGGTAGGGTAGCGATGATATCCGCCAGACTCTTCGTGGGATTGTTCATAACGGCAATACGCAGAGCAGCCTCTGCAATAGCGTCTTGAACTCCAAATAGACCGGTCTTAAACTTGAGGATACTATCCGCTGCCTTGTCAATGTCTTCGATATCGACTTTTACTTTTATTTCTTTCCCCAACTCAGTTTGGATTACATAGTAAAACTCCCCACCTACTTCGATGAGGTTCCTTTTGAGCTCATTTAGATCTTCGATCGACTGCTTAATACCTTCTCTAGAGTTGTCTCTTAAAGAGGAGAATCTCTTGTATAGATATTCTTCTCCGGACCCCATGGGGTCAACCATCCCTATTTCCGACGTAGACCATGATTTGTGACCGCGTTGCATCTTATTTTGAATAGCCTGATGCTCGACCCATACAGCCTCGAGAGCCTTTTTCTGATCCGTAAGATTCTTGGTGAGATTAATCTTCTCGGATTCCATTTGAGCTTTAGTCATATTCTTGTATGACTTAGCTAGACCATCGACCCCTTGAGAAAGATCTCCAGTGATCCTGGAGGCTGACTCCTGCGCTTTTGAGAGAGCATCCGTAGCTTTCTCCGCGGCGGACGTCTTGTCCACGAACTGTGCGATCACTATCGTGATGACGGTCAGGACAGCGCCAATCGCCCCCGCTGTTAGGGATAAGCCTCTGGCAACGGCGCTAAACTTCGACATAGCCACAGAGGCAGTTCCTGCTTGAGCGCTTAAAGTGCTTATGGCGGTCGCTGTTCTGTAGATGGCCTGAACAAATAAGACCCCCATCAAGGGAAGAAAATACAAGATATTGTGAGAAAGGTGTTTCAATGTAGTGGATAAAGCAGCCATCACATTGCCAAACAGAGTGACTCGTCCAAACTTATCCGTGACGGTCAGGAAGCTGGTGAGGCCATCCACAATCGTCATGATTGCGTCGCCCATGCCATTCTTGTTCAGGAAGATGACGAACTGCATGAAGGCGGTGTGAAGTCGCCCAATGGATGCCGGAATAGACTTCAAGGTTTGATCGAGACCACCGTTGGTCATCTCCGCCAAAGTGTCGGAGAATCCAATCATACCCTTCTTCAGCTTATCGCCGACGACCTCCTGGTTCTTGGTCATATTGAAGAGCTCCTGGGTGGTGACACCCATACCCTTCGCAAACGCCTGAACAGCCACCGGCAGACGATCGCCTAACTGGCCTCTCAACTCTTCCATCTGGAGGGAGCCCTTGGAAATGATCTGCGTCATGGCGCGATAGACGCCTTCCGTGTCTTCCACAGATAGGCCGAACACGCGCGACGCCTGAGTCACACCATCAAAGATCTGGTGGATTTCGCCCATCGTATAGCCAGCCGCTCGGCCAGCGGAGACGAGCTGCATGTAGTTAGGTGCAATCGCACCCAGAGACACAGCATATTTGTTCGCCATCTCAGTGGCGAATTGAAACTCTTTACCGGCTTCCTCGGTTCCGCCAGCGACAGCGGTAAGGCCAGCCATAGTCTTCTGGAACTCGCCGATTGTATTGGCGATCTGGTTCATGCCGACGATAGCGACCAAGCCCTGTAGAGCAGCATGAGTTCTCAGCAGGATACCGCCGACCGTCAGGGAGTCGGAATGAAGCATCCTGAAGCTACTGCTGGCATGACCAGCCGCTCGTCTGGTGGACTCCAACGCGCCCGCGAGTCTGTATGCCGCATTGGCGGCGAAAGCGAAACTCCTAAACCCGGCCGAGACATCCGCCCCGACCTTCAGTTTATTGAGAGCTGCACTCATCTGCTGAACAGACGTTATAGCAGATCTTTCAAATCCTCGGAACGTGGCGACAGATCTCAACTGAGAGCTTGTTCCCTGCGGGATAGTGAGTCCAATAGGAATAGGCGCTCTTGCCAATCTAGAGATTGAGTTCCCAAGCGACGTGACCTGTGCGACCGCCCTGGAGATGTCCAAGCTGATGGCAGGATGGATCGTCTCCAGCTTCTTGATGATATTTCCAAGTGTCGTGATTTGGTTCGACGCTCGACCTCGATCAAACTCCATCTTAACATTGATCAGCTTCGCGCCGATCTTGGAGACTTGCTCCTGGATCTTGGCGATCTTGGAAAGAGCTTCAGCCGAAGTAACTCTGATGACAATGCTCTTACTGGACACTTTTCCAAGTGCAGTGACGATCTTAGCAAGGTCTTTGGAAGCATCTGCACCCGTCTTGGCAGCAGCCTTACGGATCTTCTCCAACGACGCAATTACGAGCTTTTCACCTCTCGCAGCGCCGGAGCCGTCTATACCTACTTTGACGTCATCATCAGACATTATTTCTTTCTACTCTTTTCAAGGAGAAGGAAGAACTCTTCATCCAGCTCTTGGATGAAGAACCAGAGATCCTGTAGATAGGATCTACTCTGTATCCCGTTAAGCTCAGCATAGCCCAAAACTTCCAGAATGGAAATACGCATCGGAACCCCGAAGTCGTATCGTCTGGTAGCGGACAACTGAGAAAAGACTCTGTAGAACGGGAAAAGATGCTCCGAGAGATCCACCTCTTTATAAGTGGTGAGGTCTACCTCAACCCCTTGCTCCCTCAGAGCCTCTACAACGTCAGACTTTCTGGTGGGAGATTGAGCCGCTCTTAGAGCGGCCCGGAGTTTCCCGCAGCTTCCTGGTCGACTTCGGATTTGAAGAGATCGCGATTCTTCGCGTATTCCAGAATTTCTGAGCCGAACTCTGGATAATCCCGGAAGATCTCGGCGGCCTTGGCCTTGGAGAACGGAATCGGATCGTCCTTGGGATCGATGCGAACTTCCCAGTCCACAACGATAGCCTCGGAAAGGATCTTGGCCATGATCTCCAGGGAGACCTTTTCCGGCAGCTTCGCGCCGGGACGGCGAAGAATATTCTCGTAGGGAGCAAATGCCTTGCGGGACACTTCCTCAACTTCCGGTGCATTCATACGACGAATGCAAACCCGATCACCGGACTCGGTGGATACCCAAACGCCGCCCGATTCAAGGGCGGCGTCCGTCTTATATGTGCTTTTCAGAGCCATTAGCCTTAGCTTTCCTGGTAATGATTGAACCTTGAGACTTGCATCGTATAACCCAGAGTGGGGTGCAGCAAGCCCTGAAATGTGAGCTCAAGGCTCACGTCTGTATCAATCGCACCAGCCTGAGCCGACCCTGCAGAATACTTCCCGCGCGGAATATCGACCACATAGGCCGAATTGTCCGCAGACTTCAGCAAGCAATCATACGAGGTTTCCTCATCGTTTCTAACGCGATTGAGAAGCACTTCGTCAGTGAAGTAGGCGGAGAGATCCACCTTGACGTTGAACCGACCCTTGCGGATATCGGTGGCCGACTGGCTGCCGACGCCTTCACGTTCGCGGAGATTACGATTGACGGTCAGGTCGGCCTTGGTCACAGCGGACTGACCGCGCAAGGTGGTTCCACCAAGACGAATCCTGCCGACATTCGACGAGGTGTTCATCAGGTGGGAAGTGACCTGCGGGAGTGTGGTAGCGCCCGCCGTCCTAGCCGCAGACATCGCAGTAGCAGTCAGGCCCATCAGCTCGAAGGCGACTTCGATATTCTGGCGAGGCTGCATCTTCAGGTGGAACTGGCCGAAGATATTGCCGGCGAAGACTTCGTAGCGGCTGGCACCGTCATCCAGCAGATACTCCCGTTCGATGGAGAAACCACGGCGAGTCGTGCCGTTGCGGATTCTCTCCGATACGAAGATCGAGATGGTCTTGGCGGCACCTGTATCGGGTGCCCAGCTATCCGGCAGGATGTCGAGCGTGACGGTCGTGCCATTGACGGCCGAGACGCGAGCGAAGCCATTGCAGGCCGCAGTCGCGAACTTGTCGCCGACCGGCGATCCACCGATCTTGATCCAGTCGCCTGCAACCAGACCGAGGAGAACCGGGACACCAGTCAGGCCGGTAGCAGTCGCTGCGATAGCACCAGCGCCGCCTTTCGCACCGACCAACGTGATCGAGGCGGAGGCCGGAGGGGCAGCCTCAGCGACCAGACCAGCCACTGAGACTTCATTGGCAGCAGAGGCAGTGACGACCTTCAGGCCGTTGTTTGCAGCAGTCGCGAAGTTCTTCGCAAAGACCAAAGCACCGACCGGGAAACCTGCGAAGGCTGTAGTCGTGAATCCGGTGGCAGTGACAGCCGTCGGAGCGGTGCTGGCTTTCGTCACCCAGGAAGAATAGAAGTTTCCGCCGATGACGGTATCCAGCGCTCCGTAAGTCAGACGAGCCTGAAGGTCGCCAGACACCGAATAGCCGACCAAGGTGTTGTCGGTGATCTGGTCGTCGCCGCGAATTTCATCGGACATAACCGTCTGCGGCTCATACTTGAGCGAGGACGATCTGTAGGCCAGAGTCTGGAAGATCGGGTTGACGTTTGTCACGCCGAACACGGTTTCTTCAGAAATTCTTAGAGTTACATTGTTGCTCTCGGACATGGGTCTTCTCCTAACAGGGTTGGAAGACTCGTGACGACCCCGTCGTCCGAAATCAATTCTTACGAAACCCTACCTCAAGACGAGGCAGAGAGCAATACAGTTTTCCAGACCTCGGAGTTAGCGCCAGACGTCACGATGAATCGGAAAGATCAGAGCCCGGCGATACTTCTTATAGAACTGACCGAAGTTCTTGCTCTTCATCCGGCGGAAGGTTATCAGATCCCCGTCAGGTAGAGTAATCTGCCTTTCTCCAATATCCGTCCGGAGCTTGTCTTCCAACAGATTCAGATCTTTGGTGCCCCCATCCAGGTTGACGTAGCAGTCAAGCTGAATATCGGAGATGATCCTCTCCAAGTGATTGACGCTCATGGTCATCCTGTCAGAGAATATCGGCACCTGGATCAAATGGCAGTATCTCCCGTGAGCCGGCTCCTCGAACTTCACGTTCTCCATCTTGAGACCCCATGTAGGAGGGATAAGGCCGATGAAAAGATTCGCGATGGCTTCTCTTTCAAGCTCTTTTGACATCACACCCTCATATCTATGGAAGCCATTCCAGCCGATTGAAGAGCGGCTGCGGTCTTGGTGAACATTCGGTAACCACCGGGAGCCGTTCCGATATGACCATATTCCAGGGCCTCGATCCCTAAGAACATACCGCCGATACCTTCCTCTTCGTCGTCCACCGGCACATGATACTTTGTGGGATTGAACAGATAAACTTTCAAGGGCCAATCGGCTTGACGGACCATAGCTATCGCAGCAACAAGAGATCCCCGTGCATTGGCTTCGGCCTCCTCACGATTTTCCTCTCCGTCCTCGGAGCTCTTTATTTCTTCCCAATCACCATAGACACCCGCTTGAATGACCGTCTGGCGGATTCCGTTGACAGACCACAGATAGTTGGAGATGGTTCTCCCTGTCCAAACAGGAGTCAGAGGCATGATCGTGTTCAGGGTGAATTTCATACTTGCAATCACTCTGGTGCGAGCCTTAGCCAGAATCTTCTTAGAAATCCTGTCCTTGTCTATACCATTCAGAGTGACATCAAGCTTCATTTCTGCTCAACAAGATTGAAAACATATAACGGTTTTCCAGGAAGAGGCTTCCAAATCTTCACTCTCCAAGTGAGCCCGTCCTTCTTGATCAGGTCGCCGATTTTCGGAATGAAGGTAAGCTCAGCCCCTCTGACCAAGAATTTAAGCCCCTCATCATCCGTCTTACCGGCGATGTAGGAGGCAGTAGCTGAAATCACCGGATCAACTTCCGCATACTTCTCTCCGAGCCAGAACCCTGAGATAGTATACGAAGGATCCGCACCAGATATCGAGTCCGTGGAGACATCATACGTCCCCGAGTTTCCAAGCCGGATATATTCCACAGACACAAGATACTCGTAGAATAGCTCGTAGGCGAGGTCCACACCGGACGCAAAGACACCCTGGATGCTCACGAGGCTATCACCCTGGATGACCGGCGCATGACGGTTTCCTGGCTGAAGATGGGATATCCAAAAGGCCGAAGCCTATCAATGATGCTCTGCGGGAGTTTGACCTTCGAAGCAGTCCCATCGGAGAACTTGATTTTCAGCACGTCAAGCTCCATCTCCGAGATTCCATATGAGCCAGAATCAAGAAACGGATCATTGATGACGAAATACAGTCCGATCTCCGCAGCAGCTAGACGGACCATCTCTGGAATAGCCGTCAGGACTCTGCCATCGGCATCCTTGACTTTATCACGGGGCCACCTTGTTCCGGGAGCCGCCAACAGAGGGGTTCCATACCAGACAAAGAAAGCATCCATGAACTTCGTGGCGGCTACCAGATACTTCTCCTTGACATCCAGCGCCAAGCCGTTCCATTTGAGAAACTTGCTCGATAGCGACAGCCAGGAGTCAGCTGACGCTACCGAGATATACGAATCGGCCGACATAAGGCCGAGATCTGTCTGTTCTGTCAGAGCCACAGCCTTACCTCGCCGTTAGATTGATTTCTTCTTGGCGGGAGCCTCGGACTTCTCCACCGGAGTCTCTTCGGGCTTCTCCACCGGAGTCTCTTCGTCCTCTTCGAGCCAGCCTGCTTCACGCCAGACTTTCTCCTCATGCGACCCTTTCCACACCAGGACGTAATCTTCGTCTTTGACGAGCTTGATATACATTGTGATTTCCTTCTTGGAGATTTGGAACTAAGAAGCCCGACCCTCACGAATGAGAGCCGGGCCTCGGAGTCAGGTAGGACGAACCCGTTAGCCCGGAATACGAGCCAGGATGCGGGGATCGATGACCTTCGCGCCCATCAGCATGTCAAAGCTGATCTTGTTTTGCTTGTAGGTGTGGTCATAGTCCATGACCACACGGACGGAGATACCGCGATAGTTGATGATTTCACTCTGCGCGGAGTTACCGAGCGGAGCATCCAACGGAATCGACGCGAACGCGATCCCTTTGAAGTCACCGACGATGTTCATCGCATGGGCTGCGATGTTCCAGGTGGTTGCCACATTGTCAGCCACCGCGACCGGCAGAGCCGGGAGGAAGTTGACAGTGATCGCATTGCCAGCCGCCGCAGCCACCGCCGTCACCACGAAGTTCATGGGCGTCACGCCATCTTGCAAGGTGACGCCCGTGATGGTGAAGGTATTGCCGGGGACAACGCCACCAGTCACCGCAGCCGCATCGAACGCTCCGGTCGTGGCACCAGCCACGAGCGCACCATTGACAAGAAGAGCAGTAGTCGACAGAGTGCCTGCCGTCTGGCGCTGGATGAGCGGAGAAGACAGATAGTTCACACCGAGGATACGGCCGATCTGGGCATTGATGATCGCATCGTTATCACCGCGGACATCCGCCGTAGTGATCTTGTCGATGGAGAGCATCGACGCCTTGCGCATCGATGACAGGACGCCCCAGCGATTCTCTGCCGGAACCTTCAGAACATCCAGGTAGGCATCAATCATTGCGACATTGCCGAGAGTCGTGGGGAATGCTGTACCGATCATATTCGGAATGCCGACGGCCTTCGAAGCGATGTAGGACTCAGCGTCCTCAGCGAGCGCGACCATCGCCGGTTCCACAACATGCGTTGAGAAATCGTTCAGCGACAGGGTCAAGTCTTTCGAGCTGACCTGAACCGACACGTCCTTGTGCTTTTCAAGCACGAGCTGAGTGTTGCCCTGCTTGATGTCCTGAATCTCAATGCCGGTGACCGGATTGAATTCCTTGGAGATCAGCGAGGCCGGTGTGCGGATCTGGATGGTGTCGCCGATTTTCGCAGCGCGATACTCAGCTTCGTAGTCACGATAGCAGAGAGCGAGCAACGGCATTTTGTTGATCAGGACGCGAACAGCTTCGCGACCGATGACCTGAGGAGTAAGAAACTGGTTAGCCATGGATTGGAGTCCTTAAGAAGGGTTGGAGCTTCCTAAGGTTTCCTCCCCCGGAGGACCTCAGTTCGATGTCAAGGTAGCGCGAAACTCCTTGAGGCGCAAGCCCGATTAACTCCGCTCGGAATTGGAGCCTCGGAAGACATACAACTTGAAGAGACCCCACAGGAGCATCACAGCCACGATGACCGAGTTCGCCGGTTCTCCAAGTGTCTGGATCGTGGCGAGAAGCAGAGTATTCAACACGGCCAGTCCGATATAGAGCGAACCTTCCCACAGACCCACCTCCTTGAGGTCCTTGGATATCCAAGCCCTAGCGCCGACGATGAAAAGTATCTGTACGATGATGAATAGAAAGGAGACGAAATAGAACATGATTTACTCCTGTTCCTTTTGAGGAGCCTCGGCCGCTTTATCCACAACCTGAGACGTCGCGGACACCGCAAGGAATCTATATGACGCAGCCGATGCAGCAATCCCTCGGATCACTTCGGCCGACGGAGCGATCATATAGTAGAACTGAATCAGCATAGTGCTGATGCACTGAAAAATGATCATCCAAAAGATGGTGTGCATTGCCTCGGGAACGATGATCTTCAAGATCTCCACAGAGGCATTGATACGATAGACCGACGCCTCTGAATCCACAGAGGACGTGACCGCATAAACGGCCAAATTGACCATCTGATAGATGTACCAGAACACGATCAATTGGACTACCGTCCCGACGATCCACACGCCGAATGCAAAGATCCGTCTCCAGGTCCAGTTGGACTCTGGTAGAGGCATCCCTGAATTCCACGACTCCTTGGACATATGGACTTAGCTTTTCCCGAGGAAATTGTTGACCAGAATACCGATGATCGGAACCAGAACGGTCATTAGAGTGAACCCGATGGTCGTTATGACCTTCATCTTGGTACGAGACTCCAGGACCTCTTTCTCCAAAAGCTCGATCCTGCGGCGATTATCCAGCGCCGTTACATTCGGCTGAAGCTGCATACTTGTGAGGATCTCCTTATTGACTCTCAGCTCTCTATCGAGCTCCGCGATCTTCTCTGGCAATGCCTGAGATTCCAAACGTGCCAATCTTTCGGACACCTGAGAAACCAATCCCTTTACCTCTGTAAGAAGATTCATTGTTTGAGTCATCTGCGTTTGCTGAGCTTTTTGCATCTCCACCAAAAGCAGATAAAATCTCTCACCCGACTCAACCACGATATCACCGATTTGTGGGAATTATATCTTTACTCTACCGTAAAGTCGAGCGGATTGCTAGGCTATCGAAACCGAGGAACTCGGAATGAGAAAGGGATCGCCTTTGTGAGGCGACCCCTTGATGATCGGAAGTGGCGGATGAATCAGCGAGAGGCGGTCTGCGACTTGCGAACCTTCATATATTCTTCCATGGACAGATTGCTCATATCCCCGACGGTGCCAGCGGCACCACGTCCACCGCCCGCTCCACCACCAGCCGACGGCTTGAGGTAATACGGAACCTCGACCGCCAGCTTCTTCAACCATGTCTCGAACGTCAACGGCACCGCCGCATCGTCATACATGATCTGTCCACCGGATGTTGCGATCCAGTTCCCGTCTTTATTTTTCTTGAAGATATTCATCGCACGGGACACGATATCGACAGTCGCCGCCTGATTGAACTCGCTAGCGGGATTTCCAAGCAGGAGCTGAATGTTGTATCGAAGCTCTTCGCGCTCCGACTTGATAGCTTGCGCCTCGATATCGGCCTGCATCTGCGCGATGGTCTTCTGGAAATTGCTTGCCGACGCTTCATGCGTCTGACGCATTTCAGCCGTTCGTGTTTCCAATGCCTTCTCAAACGACGTCTGATCCACCAGTTCCTTGTCGGACAGCTTCTGTTTCAGCCCGAGAAGCTCATCCCAGGTCGTCTTGAACTTGACAGGATCCTTCTCGCCCACAAGGCCGGTGAAAGCCTCGAACGTCGATTTGAGATTGTCGCGCTCCTGAACAAGAGCGATATTCTGCTGACGAAACGAATCCGGGACCATGTCCACAATGAAGCGACCAGAAGCCTCATCTTTCTTGGCAAGTCCCTGAATATCGGGAGACAATGAGTCGAAGGCGGCTTGGTCCAAACTGATAGAAGGCATCTTTGATCTACTCCGTAGATTTGGGAAGGTTAAATGAGGAATTCAGAGTAATACGGCTTGGCTGCTCGGACAAGTCCGATTTTAGAGCGCTTTCTTGGTGGAGGTCTTTGTGGCCTTGTTCTGTGGAGAAACCGTCGGAACGGAAGGAATCGTCTTAATTACGTGATACTCTTCCACAGTCGCCTCGAAGTCCTCCAACGTGACGTCGGCCGTCAACAGACCAGCCTCCTGCAGAAGGCTGTAGGTCGACTTCTCCGGTGACAGACCCGCATTGAACAACGCCACCAGCGAGCGGATTTCTCTCGCACCAATCTTCGGACGATTAAACTGCTCATTGAGAGTCACTTCCACAGACGACGAGTCCGCGAGGGTCCACGCCGTGACCTCCTTCAGAACCGTGGTCAGCCCGGATGAAAGAGTCTGCACCAACTTGAGAAGGACGGCCTCCTCACCTTGAGCGATGAGATCCTCACTGAGAGCGGACTTTGATGCAGTGCCCTTGTTCTGTCCAACCAGCTTCGCTCCCAGCGATTGCATCTGCGTTTCCTTGGAGAGCAATCCCTGTTCGAGCGACGACAACCCTGACCCGGAGTATTCGATGATTCCGCAGTCATCATCTTTGTCCAAAAGCCAGATGGCGTTCGCTCCGACCTGGAACACTGGAGCGCTCTCCTTCCGAACGTGAGTCGACGTTCCGTCCGCATTGAGCGACGTCTCCACAGGAGACGCCGAAGCCGCAATACCCTGACCCTTCGCATAGTAGATCGGTGTCGCGCTGAAGTATCTCGCCGACTCCAACAGACCATAATTCTGATAGTGCGATAGATTCATATACGCGATATCGAGCGCTGGAGGCTTCCTACAATCCGGCCAAGTCGTGTTCGTATTGATGAAGAAGAACGGAATGTAGCTGAGACGTCTTCCACGGAGAGTCGGATAAACCCTCTCGTGGACGGGCGGAAGAACCTCATCAAAGTCTTTTCCACGACTGGAAATACTCTCCATTCTCATCAAGAGCCAAGAGCCGAACACGCGATGGTGCCTGATTCTGGAACACACTGCTTGATGGAGCGTATTCGAGGAGCTTGACGGCTCTTAGCTGATTGCGATGATACGTCCAGTTGAGGATGTTCTCGGCGACGTAGGTCTCCACATACGGTTGTGAAAGCGGAGCCGCATCGACTGGCAGATCTACGAGCAGACCGATTCGCCCGACGATCAGAACCTCTTCGACGACGTCTTCCACCATGGAAAGAAATGTCTCACCGCCGAACGACGAGGACAGAAGATTGATTGATGCCGGAGCCGTTACAGAGGTCGGCCTACGGAAGATCGATCCATAGAACCCTTCGACGGTTCTTGCAGTAGCCGGATAATAGACGGCTCTTTCCAAGAAGCTCTTGTAGTCCACAAGATCTTGGCCTTCTCGCGTTGGGAGATAAGTCTGCGAACGTGATTTGATCGCGCGCTCTCCTTCCACAGAGTCCCTTAATAGTCTCCAGGCGTCGAAATAGTGACTGTATTGTGGGTGAAGGATCCCATGTTCGGTCGGAGGAGAGCTCATGCGGAGTGGGTCCACAGAGTATCCTGTTGAAAAGGGTTTCGTTGAATAAGTGAGTGGGGAGGTCATTTTGGGGTGAGCTCCGGGAAGAGTTCGAGTTGGATGGGTTCGTGGAGGGAGGATATGGGGAGGGGAGAATGGGGTTCGAGGAAGGGGGAATCGGTGATATGGGAGGGGAGAAGGAGGGCGGGATTCTCCAAGAGACTGAAGAATGGTATGAATATGGGGCCTGCGGAGATGGATGGGGAGATTTCGATTGGCTCTTGGAGGGATTTGAGGAGTGCTTGTTTCGAGGTGGGATCAACGATGTTCTTTTCCACCCATGAGATTATGGAGTCCTGGGGATGGGATTCGACGGCGGGGAGAGCTTGCATTGTTTGGAGTCCGAGCTCAGGGCGTGGTGCAGTTTAGCGGGTGTAGAGCTGATCGGAAACCGCCGATTTCTTGATAGGAAAATTAGGAAAATTATCAAATACCCGGTAGCGGCCAGCGGCGCTAGGGGCGGGCTTGGGGCCGCCTTGCCGGTGCTGCGAACAAACCGCGAACACAACATTACACCTGGTCAGTGCGCGGTGCACGCGCTGCACGCTGCACGCGCTGCACGCTGCACGCTGCACGCTGCACGCTGCACGCTGCACGCTGCACGCGCTGCACGCGCTACTTCTCAAATGTCAATACCGCCGAACATTACAAAAGTTTAAGGTGCATTTCGCGCGAACACGCGCGTATAATCAACCTACGCCACGCACCCCGCGCGGCGCGTTAAAAGGAAATCTAGAATGTCGAATGTTAAAGCCAAAGCCAGCCCCACGCCTGCCAGCATCGCACCTGCCAGCGCACCGGCAACTGTCAGCACCGCACCGGCAGCAGCTGCGCCGGTTGCAAAAGCCGAACACGTCAAGCGCGCCGCTGAAATGGTTGTTTTGAAAGTGCGAGGTGCGACAAAGCGCGATGTCGCGGCGCGCGCCGCAAATGGTTACATCACTATTGAACCCGGCTTTTTCAACGCTTATGCAAAAGGTGTTTCGAATGAACTGCGTGATGCGGCGCGCGTAGTCGCGGCGCAATACGAATTGCCGGTTGAAGTCGGCACTGCCCTGCCCATGTCGGCAATGATGTGCGTGTTAGTCGATAAACGCGCGACGTTTGACTTAGGCTATCTCGCCGGTTCATTCATCGCAGGCACTCGTGACCACGCCAGCGCCAAGGGCAAAAACAAGCAGGATGCAGCGTTGTTTTCGCTTGGCGCGCGCGCCTTCGCGCCTAAGTAAACCACACCGGCGCGCGCCGCATAAGTGGCGCGCGTTGCTGAAAACAATCCGCTGGCGTAGGATTGTTTTCAGCAACGCCCAAGCGTTGCACCACGAAAGGAAAACACATGAAAAACTTCGAAGCCGAAAGCAACAGTGTATGGCGCGACTACGAAAGCAAGCTGGCCGATGCGCTGGAACGCGACACACGCCTTCATGCACGGCTATCGCGCGCCGATATTGGCGCACTTCGCGCGCCGATTGCCGCACCGAAACTCGCAAGCACACGCCTCGCGCGTTGCATATAAAGGAAAACACCACATGACACAATATTTTTCACTTTTGTCTGCAATGTCGGAAGCGTTCTACGGAACGCGCGAAAGTGCGAACCTTGATGAAATGTGTGCGACACTCGGTGCGCTTGCCGGTGCGTTCAACATTGACGAGCCCTGCATTGCATGGTTTACGCATGAAGGCGCGGAACATAATCCGGCATGGTGGGAATATATGCGGCAAGTGCCGCATAACGCAAGCGGCACTCGTGTTGCTGACACAACGCTAAACGGCAATATCTATGTTGTGCGCGTGTTCCCGGTTGCCGGTTTTGGCGGCCGCACCGAAACACTGGTGCGTTTCCTCACGGCAAACGAAAGCGAAGGCGGCACATTGGGGGATGCAGCGATAACCGACTTTGTGCTTATCGAAGGATGACGATTTGCGCGCCGCATCATATGGTGCGGCGTGCATTTGTTGGCAACTTTGCAACACACGTGCCGCAAGGTGCGTGTGTTGCGCTTCGTATCGATTGTATATGTGTTTTATGTGCAGTTGACGCCAAGCGCAACGCCAGCCAGCCAGCCAGCCAGCCAGCCAGCCAGCCAGCCAGCCAGCCAGCCAGCCAGCCAGCCAGCCAGCCAGCCAGCCAG